AAGAAGATCTACCTACAAAAGAACCAAAAAGCAGAGATCTATTTAAAGAAAGACGTAAACCGCGTAAGAAAAAATCATTTGTTAAGGATTGGTAGACTGTTGACAAGCTAAAAATGCAACTTACGGTTTTAAAAAAACTGTATGAGGGCAGAAATTGGCTAATTTATTTGACTCAGAGAATTACCCTTCTAATGTGCCAGAGACTTTAACGGTCGGTGATCGTTGGGCATGGAAACGAGAAGACATAGCAACAGATTACATCCCTACAAGTTACACGCTAACTTATAGCTTTAGATTATTAAGTTCAGCCGCTACAGAAATATCCCTTGCTAGTTCTGTAATAACAGAAAGTTCAACTGCCTACATAGTAGAAGTGCCTAGTACAACTACAGCAGGTTACACCAAGGGCGATTACAGTTACCAAGAATACATTACTAACTCATCTTCACAAAGAGTAGTTGTTAGTTCAGGTTTTGTAACTTTAGAAGCTAATTTAGATGCTGACACGTCAGATCCTAGATCACACGCAAGAATAGTCTTTGATGCACTAGAAGCTATGTTAGAAAACAGAGCATCTATAGATCAATCTAGCATGAGTGTGGCAGGTAGATCTTTAAGCCGTATGACTCCAGAAGAAATACGCGATTGGTACGAATACTACAGATACAAAGTTAATTTAGAGATAAAAAAAGACAGGATTAGTAAAGGTTTAGCCACAGGATCCTCAATAAAAGCGAGATTTTAGATGCCCTGGTACAAAAGATTATTTGGAAGCCGTAAAAAAAGTAGACCTATCAACTTGCGTACATACGTAGGTGCTAATAAAGGTCGTTTATTTGCAGATTTTTTTAGCAATTCTAAGTCTGCCGATGCAGAACTGGCTCCTGCTTTACGTACATTACGCGACAGATCTAGAGAGTTGGCCAGGAACGACAGTTACGTTAAACGCTATTTAGCGTTACTTTCGGCTAATGTTATAGGCACAAAAGGCATAAGACTCTCATGCAAGGCCCGGGATGATAACGGTCAGCTAGATATAATCGGCAATCAGATAGTAGAACGTGAATTTGCTAAATGGTGTAAGAAGGAAAGCTGTACTGTAACTGGCAAATTAAGTTTTATTGATGCACAAAAGCTATTTGTTGAAACATTAGCAAGGGACGGAGAGTGTTTAGTTAAACACGTAAGGACTAAAGACAATCCTTATAACTATTCAATCCAGTTTATTGAAGCAGATCACTTAGACGAAGAATATGATTACAAATTAAAAGACAATGCGACTATTCGCATGGGTGTTGAAGTAAATGGTGTGGGTAAACCATTGGCTTACCATTTATTTAAACAGCATCCTTATGACTCTGCACAATACAGTACAGTTCATTCACAAAAGTACACCAGGATCCCTGCGGATGAATTGATACACGCTTACATACAAGAACGACCAGAAATGACACGCGGTGTACCCTGTACTTCAACCGCTATGGATAAGATTCATACTTTAAACGGTTATAGGCAAGCAGAATTAACCGCATCAAGACTTGCGGCTTGTAAGATGGGTTTCTATGTCTCTCCTGGCGGCGATGGTTATGTAGGTGAAGACTACGAAGATACATATTCACCAATTATGGAAGCTGAACCAGGTACATTTGAACAGCTACCAAGTGGCATGGACTTCAAAAGTTTTGAGCCTAACCACCCTACCTCTGCATTTGAAGCATTTGAAACAGCTATTCTTAGAGGTATAGCAAGTGGTTTAAACATCAGTTATCACTCATTAGCTAACGATTTAAGTTCAGTTAATTACAGCTCTATTCGTGCAGGATCTTTAGAAGACCGCGCACAGTTTGGAGTTATACAAGAATTTGTGATTGCACACTTTATAGAGCCAATATTTAGAGAATGGTTAGAAATGGCTATGACAACTAATCAGATCCCTATGCCTATAACACGATTTGATAAATTTGCAGACTCAACTACGTTTATTCCAAGATCCTGGAGTTATGTAGATCCACAAAAAGAGATCCAGGCTAACATCTTAGGTCTTAAATCAGGACAAGTGACCATGAGTGATATACAAGCGGCATACGGTCGTGATGTAGAAGAACTCTTTGAACAGCACGACAGAGAAACTAAATTAGCAGAGCAATACGGTGTAACAACCGCATTTCAGCCTTTTGGCGCGCAAACAACACCAGTTGAACCAGAGTTACAAGGTGCAGATGATGAATAAGCAGTTGAGGTGGGATCATTTACTACAAATGATGAGCAAAATACAGACGTTGGGCGCACTCTCTATCGTCTTGTTTTCTTTAGGACTAAGGGTTTTTGCTGTTCTGCAAGGGGTAAAAAGTGCCTGAATTACATAACAGAGAAACTAATTTTCCTGAATCTGGTGATGATCAGAAGATAAGTTTGCGTAATTCTAAATATAAACAGTTTGATTATGATTATGTTTTAGATCTAAAAAACAATCATAAGAGTATCTGGAGCGCAGGTGGCAACACAAGGGGTAGTGATGCCTTTACCTTATGGGGCAGAGCCAGGCAAGGATCTGAAACACAAGGCGTTCTAGATTGGATAAAAGAACGCGAAGCCTGGGCGGCCAGACACAGTGTTAACGATGGCAATGCTTTCGTTGGAACAGACAAAGAACCTAACGTGTCAAATGTTGCAGGCATTGTAGCCTTGATGAAATGGGGTGTAGTAAACCCAAAGTTAGGTACAGGTGGAATGAAAAAAATCATCAATCAGCTTAAACGTAAGTTAGCTGATAGAGGTGAAACAGTTTTTATAGAGGAATCTATAGAAAGCGAGCCTAACGGCTCTAATTTAAAACTTAAATCCAAGGAGACAGATATGGACGAAAGAACGGAAGAACGTCACATACTAGCTGTAGAAGAAGATGCTGATTCTTACAACGTAAAGTTTGCAAAAGCAGAAATTGTAGAAGATATAGAATCTAATTCATACGGCGATGATGAAGACGAGGATAAGCGTTTTGACAAAGACGAGACCAACTACCGTTCCATTGATTTATCCAGGGCAGAAATGATTAATGAGGACAAAAGAACTGTACGCATTGCTCTTTCTTCTGAGGAACCTGTGGAACGTAGTTTTGGAATGGAGGTGCTAGACCATTCCCCTGGCTCAGTTGATATGAGTTGGGCAAGAAGCGGCAATATGCCTGTTTTACTAGACCATGATACGACTAGGCAAGTAGGTATTGTTGAGGATTTTAATTTAGACGGTGCTACTAATAGGACATTAGCAACGGTGCGTTTCGGAAGAAGCGAACTAGCACAAGAAACCTGGAACGATGTTTTGGACGGTATTAAGCGTTCAGTAAGTGTCGGCTACAGAATTAACTCTATGGTAAGAGATGAATCTGCGGAAGACACAACCTATAGGGCCAATTGGACTCCTATGGAAGCAAGCCTAGTTTCACTTCCTGCTGACACAAACCCTATGGTGGGTGTTGCCAGGTCAAAAGATAGTGCAGAGGCGCAAGCCCCTGTTGATATAAACAATTCTATTAAGGAAAAAACAATGGAAGAAAATAAAACTCCAGAAGTTGATTTAGATGCTCTTAGATCTGAAACCGCAGTAAGCGTAAGATCTGAGGTCGCTAAAGAAGCAAAGGAAATACTAGCATTAGCTACTAAACACCATAAACGTGATTTAGCTGATGTATCAATAGCGGAAGGACATTCACTAGAGCAATTTAGAGGACTACTTCTTAATCAAATAGCAGACGATAAGCCACTTGAAACACCAGTAGCAGAAGTTGGACTAAACGACAGAGAAAGAGGAAGTTATTCTTTCTTAAATGCGATTAGAGCGGCATCTAGCGGTGACTGGTCAAAAGCAGGACTAGAAAGAGAGATTTCTAATGAAATCGCATCTAGAACTGGTAAAGAAGCTAGAGGTTTTTACTTACCTATGGACATAGGTTGGGGCCAAAGGGATCAAACTGTTGGCACTAACTCACAAGGTGGGTTCTTAAAAGGAACAGAACACCTGGCTAATGAGTTCATTGGTGAAGTCTACGCTAACTCAGTAGTTGCACAATTAGGCGGCAGAGTTATGACTGGTTTACAAGGTGATATTGCGATTCCAAAGCTATCTGCATCTGTGACTAACACAGCTTTTGTTGCAGAAGGCGCGGCACCAAGTGAAGGCGCGGCAACTTTTGCGCAAGTCACAATGGCACCTAAGACTTTAGCCACATACGTTGACTACACAAGAAAACTAGCATTGCAATCCGATCCTTCTGTTGAGCAAATACTAAGAAATGACGTAGTTCAAACTATGGCTTCTAAAATAGACCAAGTTGCTTTAAATGGCGGCGGTTCTAATGAGCCTTCTGGTATCTTGCAAGAGTCAGACACTCAGGTTGTTGCCATAGGTACTAACGGTGGAGCTGTTACTTACGCCAAGATCGTAGACATGGAAGCGGCTATACAGAACGACAATGCTTTAACAGGTACTTTAAACTTTGCAACGACTCCTGGAGTACAAGGTGCAATGAGACAAATACCAAGACAGGGTTCAGGTGTTGAAGGTAACTTTATCCTAAACGATAGCAACTCTATCTTAGGACACAACGTAACTGTTTCAACTAACGTACCTAGTACCCTAACTAAAGGATCTACATCTGGATCTTGCCACGCACTTATCTTAGGTGACTTTGGCCAAGTAATGATGGGATTCTGGTCAGGTGTTGATGTAGTTGTTGACTCTTCAACATTAAGCACTTCTGGTGGAACTAGAATCGCGTTCTTCCAAGATGTTGATGTTGCAGTAAGAATACCAAATGCGTTCTGCGCTATTAAGGATATTACTGTCTAATTATTTTGATTTGAGGGGAGTTCGCTCCCCTCTCTCAAAGGAGTAAATAATGTCACAAATAAAAATGGAACAAGATGCCTACATTAGAGGAATCATGCGCAAGAAAAATGACGTTGTAGAAGTGTCTTCTGCGGAAGCAAGACAATTCACAAGCAACGGCACAGCAAGCGATGTTTCTGATAAACCAAAAAAGACAGCTACTAAAGCAGTCAAAAAGGCACCTAGTAAAAAGGCTAAGTAATGGTACTTGAATCGTCAGCAGATTTAGCAGGTTACTTTGATACAGATGCACATGGTACTGCGGCTACTATCACTATAAATGGTAGCGGCTCTAGTATTAATGTCATTTTAAACAAAGAATACTTTGCTATAGATCCTGGATTGGGAATGGAAGTTGAAGGAACACAACCTGTATGCACAGGAAGATCCGCAGACATGACCAATGTAGAGATCGGCGATACGATTCTAATCAGTTCTGTTACTTATAACATTATCAATGTTCAGCCAGATGGCGTAGGTGTTACTGCGTTAGTCTTAGAGGAGCAATAGTGTCACACGTCAGGCAACAATTAAGAGAAAGAGCGGCTACAACCCTAACAGGGTTGACCACTACTGCATCTAGAGTTTACCAATCCAGAGTTTACCCTCTTGGAGCGGCTAACTTGCCTGGTTTGTTGATCTATACCAAATCTGAGGATAGCGAAGCGGTAACTATGTCAGGGGCAAGAACACTTTTAAGAAACTTATCTTTAGTTATTGAAGGCTATGTAAAAGCAGTTAGTAATTATGACGATACTGTGGACACGATAGCAAAAGAAGTAGAAACGGCTATGGGTAATGATGTCACGCTTAACAGCCTGGCTAAAAACTCTTATCTAGAATCTACTGAAATTGAATATGACGGCGAAGGTGAAAAACCATTAGCTGTGATATCACTAACGTACAGAGTTGAATACATGACTAAAGAAAATGCACCACAAACGGCGGTGTAAGGAGTAGATATGGCAGTTTTATATTCTCCAAATGGCAAAGATAGCATTGATGCACACGTAAGCCAGGTAGAGTATTTAATTAGTAAAGGTTGGACTGAGGAGAAATCCAAGTCTGTAAGTAAAAAAAATAAAAATAGCGAGGAATAGAAATGGCAACACACGCAGGAAAAGAAGGCTTAGTAAAAGTAGGCTCAAACACAGTAGCGGAAGTTCGCACCTGGACTATCAACACAAATGCAGATGTTATAGAAGATACAGCTATGGGAGATACGGCAAGAACGTACCTTTCAGGTTTAACTTCTGCTGATGCTTCAGTTGATGTTTTTTGGGATGAGACAGATACAAATGGTCAGGTTGCATTAGCACCCGGATCTTCTGTAACTTTAGTTTTATATCCAGAAGGCGCAGATAGTGGTGATACTTATTACACTGGCACAGCAATTGTAACTTCAAAATCCATAACAGGATCTTTTGATGGAATGGTTGAAGCTAGTATAAGTGCTACCTACACAGGCGCAGTAGCAACGGCAACGGTGTAACAAGATGAGCGCAATAGATAGAGCGGTCGCCCACTTCAACGAAATAGAGATTAGATCTCTTAGCGTTGAAGAATGGGGCGATGAGAGTGGCCCATTAGTCATCTATGCAAAACCATTAACATTAAACGAAAGTCAAAAGTTATATAAGTTATCTAAGAATAA